ATTGTAGCGGGTCAGCGGGCGATCAGGTCGCCTGCAGTGTACAGTGCCTGAGCTGTCACAGTGCGGACGGGACGGATCGGTTCCCAGAGCAGGCAGAGTAGAACAGCGACAGCAGCAACTTTTAGCATGGGATAGAATCAATCAGCATCACATCTTTGTGATCATCAACAATCCATTCCTGATACTCCTCAAACAGTGCCATGGCGGCGTTGGTGTTGCCCTTCTCCTGGTGATTGTAGATTGCAACCTTGACCGAATGGATCAGGTCGTCCATCATAGCGCAGCGTTGAGTTTCAGTCATCATTTCAGGCAGCAAGGTGAGCAGGGGATCCACAGGAACGGTAGAAGTCTACCATACGCATCGCCTCATCATAGGTGGCGAACCATTGCGAGCGCCACTCACAGGCATTGTAGGGGACCTGGTAGCGGACTTCGTAGCGGATCAGTGCCATGGGTCGGTTGAAATGCTTTGGGGTGGGGTGCTGATCTCCCCTACAGCAAGTGAAGGATCTTTCCACAGGACCTGCCCGATGGCGGGTGGTTTCGCTGGGAGGGTTCGCTTCTGAAAGTATTATAGGGGGTTGGGGTGCCAGGTCTATGGGATGGGTGCCACCTTCTCAACTGGCACACTGAAAGCGACCGTTGTTGAAGTTAGCGTTAGAAAAGACCTCACGATTCACCAGTTTGAACATACCAAACTCATTGGTCATGACATAACCTTCTGCATCGATTCTGTTGCCGTAGAGATAAGCAGCAGGACCATCATTGCGGCAGAGGAACAAACAATCATCTTTGATTGATTTAACCAACGCCCACAGACGCAGCAGGTTAGCATCACAATCAAAGTCCTCAGGATTCACTTCTTCACCAGCACGAATGCAGGCGTTGATTTGTTGTTTGATCTTTGCCGCTTCCTTATCAGAAACAAACTCACAGGCAGTAGACATTTGACGGGCAAAATCTACAACCTCTTTCACATCAGCGAAGGACTCCTGATTGTGCAGGATGTAGGCATCAGGTTTCACGAACTTGACGGTCTCAGTGTCAGTCCAGATGCTACGATCAGGGAATGCTTCAGCATCACGAAGATCGCTCTCAGCATAATAGCAAGTGTGCGGAGCGATGATAATTTGCTGGGAAACTACCTCACCAAACTTATACGTGATCGTGTTGGGAGTGTACTCATCAGATCCACCGAACCCGATGAAATCACCCTGATAGATTGTTTCAAATCGGGGCAGATGGTCAAAGCACGAATGCAGAATACGTGCAACTTCACCCTGATAGAAGAGATCGATCTCCTCATGATTGTGGGCGATACGAATCTTTTTCTTGTTGAACACTGCTTTAGTGCCAACGAAGAACGTACCAGTTGCAGGATCAATCCCCCACACAATTGCAGGGGCACCATCAATCTTCACGCTCAGATTGCCCTGAGCAGTGAACCAATCCAGGCAGGAAAGATCACCCGTGAGGATGGTATCTTCGGGGTGTTCGAGGTGGGTGTTTTTCATACTCTTAAGATAACAGGGGGCACGGCGAACCGCAACCCCCCTTGTGCCACTTATGCAACTGTCACACTCTCAACCAATTCTTGAATTACATCCTCATCGTACACATTGGCAATCTCATTGAGAACATCTTCCTCATTCAAGTGAGATAGATTTTCCACAATGGTATCATACGCAAATTGAATCAAACATTTGGTGTCCATCTCATCAACAATACGCTCAGCGTAATTCTCAACGAGTTGGTCAAGTTGTGCGGTGGTGAGAGTCATCAGTCGTTGGTGGGGTGATTTACAATTTGGTCTTCAATTTGGTTCGCAAGTTCTTCCATCCACTCACGAACTTCATCATCTTCGTATTGTGCATTGTCCCGCACAATACGCATCAGGAACTCAATTTGTTCATCATCGAAATGATACTCTTTGAGAACTTCAGTCATTTGTTCCTCCGATAACGGTCAGAAGCAGTAGGGTCGGGATCATAAAGTCCACCACCAGCACGATCATCCAGGTAGAACATAACACCAAAGGTGGCAAGAATAATGCCACCAACGATTGCAGTAATCATCAGTAATCGTAGTTAGCGTTCAGGTACTCATTGACATCGAACTTTTCATCTTTCAGTTCAGGAATGTCAAGGTCAAAAATCTCACCGGGCATGTCTTGGATTTCAGACCAGAGTTCATCAAACATGGTGTGTCTCTCAGGGACGAATGTAATTTATCAGGGAGGCAGCACGAACGCAACCCCCCTTGTGCCACTTATGCAACTGTCACACTCACCTCTTTAATATTCAAACCCATCAACTGGTTTGTGACACGATTGCACACAACTTCGGTAGGATTCTTGACTCTGGACTTCTCATACCAAAAAGTTACACAACCGTCATAAGTTTCGACACGAACTTTAACTTCAGTCATGGTGGGAATTTGTGTCAACGAATGCAATGTAAACCAGCACGTGGCAGATATCAAGGGGTCTTGTGCCAGTTTCACAATTGGTTGCATTCTCAATAACGAAGGTCTTATTGAGAATCAATAAGTACTATTAATTGAGAATAAGGACCAATATTCGAACTGGCACATTACTCGAACGGATCGAATTCTTTTACCCTACAATGGACATCTTCCCCAGGTTCGAGTTGTAATACCTCACGCCAATCGATATTATCTAGATCTAGGTCATCATAACACATGAGATCTAGTGTAACCTGTACAATACGCTTTTGTGTTACAGACATGATTCTCGTAGTGTGTGTGCTAGATTATATCATGCATAATGACGATATGCAAGTGCTTCGTAGTCTTGCCCATCTCGTGCATAATCCTCGTCGAGATCCTGTGCATCTTGTGCATAATACTCGTCGAGATCGTATGAGTAATCGGATGCGTATGTATAGTCGAGATCGTAGTCGTCGTACATAACTCGTCGAGATTGTATGAATGCTTGTGTATTATAGCATAATTCTCGACGAGTTTGCAAGCCTTATGATGCACCGTCTCGTCGAGATCATGCTAGTATATATGCACTCTCGTCGAGAAATGTTAAGATATGCTTATAATGCTCGTCGAGATCTCGTATAAGACTGTGTGGGTCTCGTAGCATTTTCGCGGCGGGGGACTTGACAAACTGCGCGTCTTATGATACGCTCGCTAAACTTGCTTAAGATCTGGGCATTTATAAGCATTTAGCTCACAAGAACTGGAGGGGTTTAGAAGGTATTAAACACAAGACCCAGAGGGGTTTAGAAGACTTATAAGACTCTATTCTCAACAATAATACTCAATTGATTCTCATTAATATTACACTTATTGAGAATCAAATAAAACAGCAATATATGTTTTTTAATACCTTTTTTAATTAAATTAAACCTTTTTTATTGATTTTTTAACCTTTCATACCCTTTTTTTCTTGTGCTGCTGTTTGTGCTAAATGCAGATTTGTATGAAGACGTTGACGATTAGCAAACAGATTATGTTGACGGAATGATATTTAGAATACAGGTACTATTTCAGTCTCTTTACATCCTTGAGTCTTTACATGTTTCTCCCATAATGTAGCATCTTCAATCGTATAGAAAACTGCGGTTTGTTTTGAGTATGTTTTCTTTTTGGGTTTCAGGTAAATGACTTGGTACTTCATAATAATACAGATTGATTGTTGGTCCGTCGTTCCAATGTCTTATGACCCCTGCGATAATGAATAGATTAGTAATGAGATAAGTACCGAATATAACAGTCCGTATATGAGCAACGTGGTCTGATTCTCTGTCATTTTTACTTGCTTTCTCCCCAAGTGATTTCGCCCACAATCTCCACAGTGTTTTTCTTTTCTTCATAGATAGACTCTCTTGATTTGATATAAGTAAGTTCTTTCCACTGTTCTGGATAACAGATTACAAGCACTCTTTCATTTGCATGAATTGGACAACACAGATAATTGATCTCATCTTTTGGACGTACAGACTGTTCGATTGTAATGTAAGACTTATCAGTGAAATACACCCAACCTTCTACACCTTTGGTCCAAACGACATAATCATTAACCTGTGGTTGATAACTCATACAAATGCAGATTCAAGTGGAGTTTGCTTTGGTATCATAGCAGAGTATGGAGTTGTGTCTTCTAGACTAACAACGTTCCCAACTGTACTTGAGTTGATGGGGGCGGAATATACTCTTTTTTTGGTGTCGTAGAATCCCCAGATTGACCGAACAGACTTACCAAGGTTATAATCAAAAGTAGCAGAGTTGCGAATCCAGATGGCGACAGTATTTCTTTTAAACTGTTCAAATTCATAACTATAACCTTTTGGTGCTTTGTGCGGGAATTCAATCATTATCAGGAACAGCGCGAAGATACTTTGGATTATGACCTAAAGACAGGTAATTGTTCAACAGTAAATCACACTGCTCACGGGTCAGTTTCTTGGCGTCCTCTTCAATTAAACTCCATCCATGAGAGAACAGTTCTTCAATGCGATAGGTCTGTGTCATGTCGTAAAAGAATCAACAATACGGGAATCTTCTTCATGGGCAAGTTCGAACTTATGAGCATTCACCACACGTTCCATAATGCGGGAGTCATGGGCATTCTCATACTCATCACGCCAGTTTAGAAGAACATCATGGCATTCATTATCATTCTCTGCAATGACACTAATCACGCCACCATATTCAGAAGAAGGAAACGGAACCCAATAATCAACCAGATAAAGAAATTTCATTGTTGTGTGTAAATTACTCCTTAATTTTAGTGTACTTGTTGTATCCTGTCAAGTTGCAGAGTTGACGCTCAATCTCATACTTCACAGGCAGTAAATGTGATGTGAAGAAACCAGCATATTGTCCATCCTGAAGAAGATTGCGAATGTTCTCAACTTGCATTTGTGCCAGTATCAATTTGGTCTTCTGATCCATCAAATAAACTCCTGCATATAATAATCAACAGTAATCTCTAGTTCTGCTGCTTTCTGCTCATAGAACAATTCAGTATAGTTCTTTGCTTCTTCCCACTTTTGATAGGAATCAATTTGTTCTTCGGCGTGATTCATGAAGTCAGAGAATGCTGAAAGAAACTGTGCAATGTCTTCGTCGTTCATTTGTTCTTGTAGGGGCAATCGGGATGATACGTGTAATGAGCACAGGCATCATATGCCTTGAACATTTCAGCATCACGTTGAATCAGAAATACATTCCAACCCACAAAGAAAGCAAAAGCAATCGAAACACCAAGATAGAGTTTCATCAACCACACTCCAAATCGTAGGAAATTTGTGAAATCATTTCAGACATTATTTTTTCCCGAAGTTTGTGAACATCATACTCAATCAGTTCGGAAAGATCATCCCAATCCTGATAGTAAGTGAACACATTCAACATTGCACCCAGTTCATCAGTTGTAAATGCCATCAGCAAGCACCATAGAAAGGATTACCAAGTTGAGGCAGATCAGAATTATCACCCGTTTCAACATAACCCAGTGCCAGACGCTCACGAATCGCAAGAGTCTTCTCAACACGATTCAGAAACTTCTTGGAGATCTGATCCACACCTTTCCAAGACAGAACCTGAAGGCACCATTCCTGACTAATATCACCATAAGGAGTCTTGACAGGATAGTATCCAACCAGCATCGTGCCGTCTGCAGACTGGAGAGTGGGGAAGGTGGTCATTGGGTGTCTCCCGATTACCTTGTAATTATAGGTCAGAAGGACGGCACCACGTCGTTGCGTAGTCCAGTTTCCGAACTGTCCATTCGCTCCCAGACGGAGTAGAGTTTGTTATACAGTGCTGGCACACTTCCATATTCCCGTGCAATTCTATTTTCCTCACGCAGATTCAGTTCCTGCAGCGCAGATAGAATCACACCA